CTGTTCAAGAATCTCCTTTTGCGGCTGTAGGATAAGCAGCGGGCCGTTGAGTCTGTGCGCTATGTCGGCAATAACAAGGCTCTTGCCTGCCCCTGTAGGTAGGATGAGTAAGCCGTTGCCTTTCTTTGGCGAGGTGAACGCACTAACGGCGGCATCGCTTGCCATCTTCTGATAACTTCTTAAAACGTACTGCATATTCTTGTTTAGAAATCGGCCGTGGGCGAACAATTACGTATGTCCGTGTGGTCTTTAGCTTTAGCGTCGCCCACGGCCAATCAGTTAATCTTCGGGGTAATCGTCGGGCAGATCATCGTCGTCATTGTCCGGCTCCTCTTCGTCGCCAAACGGCAGCTCGTTGCCCTCGTTGTCGGTGTCTGAATCCTCTTTCTTCTCTTCGGGCTTCGGTGCCTCTGGGAACTCCAGTCCGAAGTGTGCAAGCATGGCTTCGCGGTTTTTCTCCTCGTTGGCCCACAGCTCCGAATGGTCGTGAACCTCGAAAGCCTTGGCCAGCACAAACACCTTCTTATTCTTGTCGTAGGTGTAGATGGCGTAGTAGCCAGCGAGTGCGATGCAGAACGTCTCTTTTGAGGACAGCTGCACCTCACGGGTGCCAGCCTTTACCTCGGCTGCATACTTGGCGACCTCGGCCAGGATGGAGTCGTAGGCTTGCTCAGCCCTCTTCTTCATGGCCTTAATCTCCTCCAGCGTCTCTTCGAGATTCAGCTTGCGCTTGGGAACCTCATTCTCCTGCATCACGCAATACTCTTCACGGATATTGCGGATTTCAAACTCATCCAGCTTGCGCATCACAGTCTCACCAGTTGGGAACGTTGCGACGAACTCCTTGCCGATGAACTTAATGGCATCGTTGGCATTCTTGATTTTCGCTCCCTCGATCTTGGTAAAATCAAGCTCTGCAGGGAAAATCTCTTTCACGTAGTCGGGTAATACAAACTCGACGTTTTCAGGCACGTAGCCTTTCAAATCTGCGTACATAATTAAAACTGTTTGGGGTTATTTGTTTCTGATTCGCTCCCACAGGGAACGGTTATGCAATCTCTTGTTATCTGCTCTGAGCTCGTCGATGGCGGTCTCTTTCTCGGCCAACTGGTTTACGAGGCTGTTAAGCTGCTCTTGCTTGTACTTCTCCAGCTCCTCGTCAAACAGTCCCTGCTTGAAGTGCTCTTCGACCTCTGCTTTCACATCGTCAAATCCCATGTAGCGAGGTTTCGGGTACTCCCTGCGAGTGAGCATGATGAATGTACTCATAGGTGACGGCATCTTTTCGACGACTCTCACCTTACCTTCCTTTGCCAGCCTCTCGATCTCGGCCTCATGCTCTGATTTCAGCTTGCCAATCTCTGCTTCCAGGGCGTCAATCTTTGCCGCCTTGGCCTGAATACTATGCTGCAAGGCATCGTATTTCTCTGTGCTTAATCTTACTTCATTCATAATGACTGTTATTTCTGTAATCTTTCAACTAAGTCGTAAACATCGCTGACCTTCCACGAAGTCATTGAATCAACCTCATCGTCTCTGATACTGATATAGAACTCCTTCTCCAACTCCATCAGTATCTCTACTGCATCGAGGCTGTCTGCGCCGAAATCCTGCTCCAGCTGTGCGTCAGGCTTGACATCGCTATAGCCGATTCCTAACTTATCAACCAACACGTCGTTGACTTTCTTTTCGATTTCTTGTCTGCTGAATTTCTTCATGTTCAAATTCTTTTCTGTTACAAGTATTCTGCGTATTGTTCCATCTGCTGCTGTGCCGCAAACAGGGCTTCCGTCTCGTTGGGTGATGGGATATAAAGCCCGGCAACGGCACTCGACCAGTTACGGAACCTCTCAATGGCCATCGTCATTTCTGCTGTGTCGAGGTCTCTGCTGCTGCGCAACCGCATCACTTTCTGCCCTCGCCTGTTTACACGCTCCACCTCGAAGATGTCTTTGTTCAGCTTCCGCTTGAAAATATCCTGCTTAACCTCGTCAATGGTATATCCGAACTCGCTGGCGTAGTAGCCAAGACAGACGTGGAGATAGGCATTCTGCGATGATGAACGCTGGCGGTGTTTCTTCTTTACCTCAACAAGGCCAAGGGGTGCGCTGATGCACTCCTTGTAAACCTTGTTGCAGTATTCGCGAAACTGCTGGGCTTCGTATGGGTTGTGGAGATTGAAGATTGCCATTTTGTTGCTCCTGTGCTTTACCTGACGCCTCCTGATGCGTTTTTGGTGGCCGTCTGGGTAGTTGATAGACAAATACTTTTTTAACGCCTCTACGACCGTTTTTAGAACGGCAAATCGTCGGGGTTTTCAACAGGGTTTCCATCCTGGTCCACTGCTGGAGGGAACGGCTGTCCCGTCGGTGCCGTGGCAGGGAATGGGTTTTGCTGCTGCGGCGGATATGCGGGCTGTCCCTGATAGGGAGCCTGTGCCGGACGCTGGCCCTGCTGCTCTGCAGCTGTGATACGGAACGCCTTAATGGTGGTGAAATACTTTATCTCACCCGTGGTCTGATCGGGGTACTTTGCTCCGTTCAGAGAAAAGTCAACGGTGACACGCTGGCCGACTTGGAACTGGTCGATAATGTTCACGTTATTACCTCCCAGCTCAAACTTCGGGTGATTATCCCACGGCTCGCCAGTATCAGGATTGTAGCGAGTGGCATCAAGCACGAACTCCCTACGGTATATCACGCTGCCGTTCTTGGTAGTGATAGTGGTCGTTGCCCCTATCACCTCAATCTTGCCTGTTATCTGAAATGCCATTTCCAAATACTTTTTCGTTGGTTATCAACTCTCTGTTTTCCTCCAGGAACTCTATAACTCTCTCGCATTGCTGGGTCAGCATCTTGCGGGCCTGCTCATGGTCGTAGGTATAGACTTCCTTGTACTGCTTGCCTGTGATTAGCGGCGACCGCGAGGAACCACCACTGAGGACGTAGATAGTGAACTCAAAGCTGTTGACCTCGTTCATCATCCCGGACTCTATCAGCGTGAACGGGTAGGCGTAACGCTGCCACTTCTTCTGAAAGTCACCCCAGTTGTAACGCTTCGTGGTCTTTGCGTCAAACAGCTTCATGTGTCGTAGGTAGTCGATATATCCGTGTATCTCCACCACGCCCTTCGATGTCTGGAGGTTGGCCTTGGTGTAATACTGGGCTATCGACCCCTTGAAATACTCCGCTGCTTCAAGGCAAAACTGCATGTCAAAATAGAACTCAAAACCGTCAATCGCTGCATAGATGAACTTCGTACCAATCTTGGCAAACTCCTCGAAACATTTCTGCTGCAGCTCTTGTGTCGCCACAGCGTTCACCATTTCCTGACCGTTGACCAACAGAGGGGCGGGCTTCGGCCTTGCATCGAAAAGGTCTTGGCCGCTTCGTATCGTCTTTATAACGATGTCGGGGTTGGATGGTTTGCGATTCAGGATTAAGCAGTCTACGATTTCGTTAAACGCCGTACCCTTGCTTGCAGCCTCCGAGGGAGGTGTGGGCACCTTGTTCACCTTATCGATGAACTCTTGCTTCAGAAGAGCGTCCACCTCTTCCTCGGAGAAGTGGAGCGTCTCTTCTGTCTCGTTCCAGTTCAGATGCCAGGCACCAGTTTCATCTTGGTAGAAGAAATCCTCTACCTTCGTATCGACCATGCGCTGATAAGCATCGAGCAGGGACGGAGAAAAAGCGTAGTCAGGTTTAAGCTGCTGGCTCATACTGCTTGGTCTTAGCGTTATACTTCAGCTTCAGTTCGTCCAGCTTGGCCTTGAACAACTCACGGGCACGAATCTTGCTGTCCCAGATGATTTGAACCTCGCCGATGTTCTTTCCAACCTCGGCGGCTCCCTGTGCGTCGGTGATGGAAGCGATAGCCTCCTCAATCTCCACCATCAGCTCGTTGTACTGCTTGCGAGTCTCTTCAATCTTCTTGACGTTAGCCTCGTAGTAGGCAAACACTTTCTTCAGGGTGTCGTTCTGCTGAGTGACATTGCCGTTATCGTCAACAATGACAGGAATCTTCTGCCATGCCGGCAGGTTACAGGTGTTCTTGGCGTAGAACTTCTCTTGCGGCGTCCAATAGACGGTGCGGTCGGCACCGACGGCCTGGACGTAACCAACAAGGTCAAGCTCCTTCATCAGATCACCAGCGGAAGAGCCGCCAATCTCGGGACGGACAATCTTAACGTCGCCATCCTTATCCTCCTTTTCGTGGGCGACAAATACGATGTTCTTTCCCATCATTGCCACGTCTCGGAGGAAGTTCTGGAACATCACCTTTCGGGCACCGTAGCCTTTCAGGGAAAGCGAGCCGTCGCGCTGCTTCATCTTGCTATCGTTCCGCATGATGTAGTCGGACATGAAGTCGAGCATCTTTCCGGCGGTGTCAATGACGATGGTGCTGCACTCCACGCCGCCCTGCCTCAGTTCGTCGAGGGCCTGTAGGGCTTGCTCCCAGTTCTTTACTTGCAGCGTCGGACATTGGAACGCTACGTTAACTCTCTGCACTCCGCCGTCGAAGTCGAACAACACGGGGTTAGGTGCACTCAATGCCATGGTACTCTTACCGATACCAGGCTGTCCGTAAACCATCATCTTGATGGTCTTGACGAACTCCAATTCGTTTGGATTCTTAAACAAACTCATTTTGCTCTTGGTTTGATTGGTGAAACATATAATTAACTAAAAAGGTTGTGCGCATTAGCGTACTGAATAAACTCACTCTTCTCATGGATGCCTAACTTGCAGTAGGCACTCTTGACATGATTCTTGACGGTGTGAGGCGAAAGAAACAACTGCTCGGCGATCTCTTCC